AGATCTTTCTCTTTTTGTGTTCTTCCAATAGTAAAACCAAATAATTCAACTGCCATTCATAAACTCCTAGAGGTAAGGGGCTGAGAAGCCCCCAAGCCCCTAGTTAATTGGAAAGGTTCTTCTTCTAAGTATATTTATAAACTTAAAAAATGTCCAATAATCTTTTAAAAAACTTCATAGATGATTATCCAGCAGTTTGATTACCATGTACCCAATAATCATAAGCGAAATCAATAGTAAATTCTTCAATAGTATCATTAGAACCCCAATCAAGACCAATTTCTCCAAGTGCTACTGGAAAAATATTTGTAAATACCCAGCCTGAAGCTTCACCACCAATCGATTCTTTTCCATCTCTTCCATGATGTTGTATCGTCATTTGTGCTTGCAAAGTGTTAGGATCAGAAGATACATTACCCACATGAGTATTCATCTTATTCATCCATTGCTCTACGAGATTTCTTATTGCAAAATTTTCATCATTAATAACGGTTACTGAAAGATTATCAAAAGTTCTATTTCCAGGAACTTTAATCATTCTGCCGAAATAAGGAACTTCTACTACACCCATTGTAGATGGTGGAATTGAAGCAATTTTACAAAGATATTGAAAGTTTGTAGCAGCAAATCCTTGTCCAGCTACCACAGCCTGAAATAAATTGGGTCGGGCGCCACCACCTGCCATCCCTGTTGATCTAAAAGTATTAATTGAAAAAGCCATATTTTCCTTTATAACCCATTAGGGCCGATAGCGATTTAAAAAAAGAAAGGGCGGGGGAGCCTTTTTTACAAGTATACCCTTCGGTTGCTATCGTCTCCCCCCACCTTATAGTACATTAACTATTTATATCATTAACCAATAATTTCAGAAAATTCCACACCGCTTCTAACAGCAACAAAGTTGAGTTGAATGAAGTTAATCGCACGATTTGGTTTGACATAAATGTCGCCCACAAATTCATTTCTATCAACAACATCAGAAGTATTATTCGATGCATCACAGACAACTTTAAAGTCTATAATTCCATCTCTTCCTTGAACATTCCTCAAGAATGGTTCAACAGCTCCAACGAATTGAGCTCTTGTAAACGCATCATTAAATTCAAATAATGAGAATCTCGCAAATCTTGAAATTGCTTTTTCCATGATAATGAACAATCTTCGTACATTGATTCTATCAAATGCACTTGGTTTTGCAAGAAGAGTTTTATCTCCAAACAGAACCGTTCCTGTTCCCATAAAAGTTGTTATAGGATTAACATTGTTCTTATAAAGAGTATCCCTCTCAGATTTTCTTGGATTAAATGGAAGTTTAACCACGTTTCTGATATTACCTCTAGTGAATCCAGCAGGAGAGAACCAAGCATCTCTAGATGCTTCAGTTGCGGCAGTTACTCCAGCGGTGTCTCCATTAAGTGGAATATAGCGATATACATCATTGTAGCGGTCATATTGATATTTCCATCCGCTATCAAGAACAGCATAAGAACTAGATCCAAGACTATTTCTAAAAGTTACAACTGAATCTGCTTCTCCTCCAACATTATTAACAACATCTGACTTTTGTGGAGAAAGGAAAGCAACACAATCTTTTCTTCCTTCAACAATGGAAATAAGTTGTAGTGCGACTGTTGCACTAGCTTCTCCACCCATCAAAAGACCAATTTCAGTCTCTTCAGAGTTTTTGAAATAATTAAAAGCTTCAATCTTGTTTCCATCAGATGTGTCTGATCCGTCAACACCACCAACAAGACTTGCTGTAACAATATCACCACTTGATGCCCATTCGCTCGCTCCAGCGGCTGCACCCCATGCAGCTACTACTGCACCGGCTGTGGTATAAGCATCTCCTACTGCATTGTGATCCATGTGCCAGATATACTTAGATCTGCGATTAATTCTATCGAGATAGAAAGCTTTTCCACCATCTTCGAATTTTGCACCCTTTGCTACGGAAACACCAGTATAGGCTTCAAGAACTTCTTCTCGATTTCCTGTCCATTCTCCGTCTTCATCTACTACGGCGACATGAATTTCATCATACAGACCACCTCTTGAGGCAGTATAGTCTGTAGTAACTGGTTCTTTATCAAAACTTCCAGCATATTCCCATGTTCTTGAATGGGTCTGAGCTGAAGCAGTATTGGTGAATCCAGTATTGACTGTCATTGAAGAAGAATTTGTTACTGCTGAAATTTTTCTTTCTTCACCATTAATCTTGATAATATCACCAGCAGTATATTGTTTATCAAAAGCACCAGAACCAGATTCTCCGCTAGCAACTGTTGCTGTAACTGTTGCAACATTTGCTGTAACCGCTACTGTACCTAACATATTCCGTGAAGGTTCTGCGAATGCTGACCTTTTCATACGAACACATGCAACTGCACTAATAGCACCTGTTGCTGGATTTGTTGATACGGTTGCAGCAGTATTACTTGATATTGTAGCAATAACAAAAGTATTACTAGAAAGTTGAATTACATCTCCAACTCTAAGTTCAGTTCCAAATAATGTATTAGTTCCTGTTATGGACTTATCTGATACATGAACGGCTACTGTTCCTGTTAAAGTAACGTCTGAGTTAGAAGCAACAACTGTATTTCCTGATGCGAGGTTCGCTCGGGTCGGGCCACAAAGAGAAACTTTGAGACTATTTCCAAGTGATCCTGCCCATTTAGCATTCCAATCTCCAATATTTGTAACTGGTGTTCCACCACTATCCGTATCATATGTGTCATAATACTTAGAGGTGTTAGCAATTAAAACTGGAGTACCAGCAGTACTAGCATTCTTGGCTGCGGTTGAAACTGCTCTAACAAAATGCAGTTTACTTGAATAATTTAAAAAATTGGCCGCTGTAAAAAATGTTGTATATGTATTCGCATCAGGCTTTTGAAAAGTCTGAATAAGCAAATCCTCTGAATCAATCAGAGTTACATCATTTGCCGGACCCCATCGAGCAGGACCAGCTAACCCAGCATCAATCGAAGAAATGCCAGGAACTACAGTTGTTAAATCAATTTCCGATGTATTTACGCCAGGGCTTACTTGAAATCCCATTTCATCTCTCCTAAGAATATATTTTTATTGAACGTGTGTAAATCATATCATTATGATTATTTATAAAATAGAGTTGCTTCAGAGACTAAATATATATTGAGATATAAATGATTTTTGATGGAGATGAATCATGAAAGAAGTTGATAGATTTCGAACTAAATTTAGTAATAGTTCAGAGAATGGTTGTTGGACATGGATTGCCTCTAAAACACAACAAGGGTATGGAATGTTTTCCTATCGAGGAAAATCTATCCCTGCTCACAGGTTTGCCTATATTCACTACAAAGGAGAAATCCCAAGTAAACATATTGTACATCAAACCTGCCAAAACAATGGATGTGTAAACCCAGAACATTTAACTACTTGTACAAAGAGTGAATCTCGCTTGAAATATAATTCAACAAGAATACACCCTGATGCAAAGAAGCTTATTCAAAACATAAAACAAGGAGTTACAGAAGAACAAATGGAAGACTTTGGATTCAGTAAAGATGCTTAGAAATAATTTCTCACACTTTCATCTTCAACTACTTTCCATGATTGACCAGCATTATCTGTAAATGTATCTTGGTTTTGCCCATCATCTATAATTCCAAATGGAAGCATATCTTGCTCTAACGTTTCCATTTGGTCTTCATAAATTTGTTTACGTATATCTAAGTCTGTCATATCTTTAAAATATTGTTGTTGTACTACCCAAGAAAACATTACTAATGTCATTGCTAAATCATCATGAGAACCTTCTTCTGCTTCAAAAGAATTGTGTTTAGAAGCAAAAGTAGTTAATTCAGCAATTGTGTCAAAATCTGGAACAATCAACTTATCTGTTTCAATCATATCTTTTAGAGCGGCACAACCAATTCTCTTGAGTTGTTTACTTGTTCTAATTCCTAGTTGATTATTTTTTCCAAATCCCCCTCCTATCTTTTGACCTGCTCTGCCATGCATGGATGCCATGAGAATATTTTCATACTCTAAATCAAAATGAAGAGTTTCTGCTACTTGTTGTCCAATGTCATTGATTTCTACAATGAGCCATGCTATATTATATTTCATCCCAATATTGTAGATAATATTTGGATAAAGCATTGGAGAAATTTTATTGTCTCTATATTTTGCGACTTGTCTATATGGAATGTCAGAAATATCAAAAACGCTTAAAGCAGAATAATCTTGTTCTTTACCATGAGCACTATCTGCTACAATACAATAAACCGCCCCCTTTACTGGATTTTCATACATATCCATTCCACCTTGAGAAGCAATTGGATTTTTGAATGCCATTGTTCTGAGTTTAGATGGAGCAATAAGTGTATGTGTAGATCCTATAAATTCACCTTCAAATTCTTGAGTAAATTGTGTTTCCCCAATATTCTTTAAAGTTTCTTCTCTCCATTTTTCATTTCTTCCAGGAGATC